TCTTCTTTAATCTTGGTAAGGATTGTGAAGTCTTCATCCGTGCTATTGGCTGAGTTGCAAATCTTAATTTGCTTTCCGTAGTTATTAAATAGCCTGATGGTGTTATCAGTTGCTCTTTTAATTTTTAGTTTTAATTCTGTGCGTTTCATATTATTTCTTTTTAAATTGTTCAAACCAATTTATTTCATCAAATTCATCACCAAATGAAAGATATGATTTACATTCTTGAATTATTTTTATTACTTCTTCATTATTAAAACTTCTTTCAGCTTGCCATTTAGCACCTTCAATCCAAATATTTCTTATATCTTCATTTGTATCATAATCCACTACAATATTAATTGGATATATTCTTTTAGCCGCTTCTTCAAGTGTTTCTTTTTCCATGTTAGTTATTATTCATGTTTTGCAATAACTCCCGATAGCTTACTTTGCCGTTCTCGCCTCTCATATACTTGCAGGCTCTGAAAAGTTGGTTGCGTGTCATGCCGTTGCGTTTAATGAAGTCTTGCTTTTCTTTTCTAGCTTCCTTGCCAACTATTAAGGCAAGCAAAGTGATTGTAAATAGCCACATCATATTTGCTCCTTTCTTAATAACATCTCAATAGCCTCGTTGTGTAGGTCAGCGATTGACACGATTGGTTCAGAATCTGCTTTGATTTTGTTGCGCCTAACTTGTAGGGCTTGCAGCCTATTTGGTAGGTCTACATTGAGTAGCGTTGTTGCTACTTTACGTTTTGGTTTAGTTATGTTTGCCATATTGTTAATTGGTTTTTGTAGTCAGGACAGGATTCGAACCTTGTAATCTCTAAGGATTTGCTGTTCTTATGGGAAGCAAGCGTCTACCATTCCGCCACCTGACTATTTTGCTCGTCTTTCCGAGCTGTCAACAAGACTTGAAACTTACCTACGCACTGTGAGGTATCTTGTGTGTTCGTTCGCATTGCCTATGCAGTGTCTAGTATGCGTTCGGTTGCCGTGCGTGTCAATGTAGGGCAAATCTACAATAACTATTTATATATGCAAGCAACGCACCTATAAATTAAATAATTATTTTATAATTAATTTGTAACTAACTGAAAATGAAGCCTATTTTTTTATAGTAAGCACTATTACCGCTCCAAACAATGCAGCGAATAGTAACCAATACCACTTAAAAGGATGTGGTTTGGGTTGAAGTGTAGGGATTTTTACCGATTTGGTGATATAAATTGTGTCGCCTTTACAAGTTCCCTCTATGTAGGTAGTATCGTTTACTCGGTAATACTTGATTTGCAGCCTATCTTTTATGATTGTAACTGTATCGCCCTTGTAAACAAATGCCGTGTCTTTGCGTATTGTTTCGGTGCGAATAGTATCGTGCAGCGTTACCTCTAACGTGTCGGTTGTGCAGAATTTTTCAATAGCACGTTTCTTTGTGTAGCAACTTACCAGCGTAGTAAGGGCTAATAAAATGTATAAATTTCTCATTATTCAATAATCTTTAATCCCCACATCCAATTTACCCAAAGCATTTCTTTTCGTGCAGCTACATGAGTAATCTTTAACTTCTTAGATAAATATTTTACGCCTTGCTCTATCCATTCGTGATTTTGCTCTAAGGTCATTGTGTAATCATTATACCAAGCATCTTGTCTGCCAACAATATCATCATAAGACACATTATGTTTGCTAATGGAAAACATAAGATTGATTAAATCAATAACAGCTTGTTTGCGCTTTTCGTTCATCGTATCTTTTTATTAATTATCTTCTTATTGTTAACTTCAAAGTCACCTGTTATAGGGTCTTTTGTAACGATTGCAAAGCCTTGATTGTGTTTGCTTACTTGTGGGTTATAGTCTGGAGTAATGGTTGTCATTGCGCCAATAGAAAAGCATCCTAAGACGTTTCCATTCATATCTGATTCCATGTGTTCAGAGGTTCTATGAACGTGGCTTATAAGTGTTGATGTGTTGGTCTTTGTAAATACTCCCCTTGCAGGACTTACAGGTGCGAATATGCCCTTTACAATGTGATGTCCGTGTGCAATGTTTAGTTTGCCAAACTTCATAAACCTATAATCTTGAACGTAATCAATCTTCATATCTTCAAGCATCAATAACTTTTCTAACTTATTGTTAAGATAAAGTTCAGGTGCTTGTCTTATTACATAATCTTCAATTCTCTTGTCGTGATTACCTGCATGAAAAACTATTTTCACATCCATAACTTTAAGCATCCAAGCTAGTAAATTCTTAACGCCCTCAATCTGCTCCATTACTCGCATCTCGTTTGGTTTACTAACGAATCTAGATATGGTGTTGAAGTCTAAGCTATCTCCGTTTATAATTATGCAGTCTACGCCCTCATTATAGCCGTATTCTAACGCTAAAGTTAAAGAGTCGATGTCTGTATAGGGATAATGAAAATCGCCCACTACAAGTGCCTTATTGTGGTTCTCCCCAAATATGTAAGGTGTCTTATCTTCTTGGGTTCTTAGGTCTAAATCGTACTTTGCACGTTCAGCGTTTAACTTTTCTAAGAAGATAGGAATTTTCTCATTTATTTGTTTATGTTTCTTCACGCCTGACTTGCCTTGAACATATCTTACAGACTCCCTTGCATCCTCCAAGTTTTTAAACAACATTGGATATTTATTTAAAAGAACTTTTGCAAGCGTTCTATTTGTAGTAATTGTTGGGTTCTCCAACATTACCTCCTTAGTCAATTCTGATTTAGTCTTCTTCTTCATAGGTTACGTCAAATATTTCTGCGTGAATTTCCGAAATGTAATAGTCTAAAACGTCTAAAGCCTTACGTTTGATTCTGTTCTTTTGCTCTTGCCCTTTTTTATCGTATGGGTCAACATATTCAATAGCAGTTAAAGCAGAATGACATTGATTGATTACCTCAGCCCTTGTGTCATAATCTTCGTAGTAAACTTCCGCTTCCGCTTCTGCTTCTTCCATTCTACCTTATCAAAGTGTAGTAAATTGAAAACAAACCTCCCCAAATAATGTAAATGATTAACGTATACCAAGTGAAGCCGAATATGGCAATCAAAAAAGAAAGAATCATAATCATTTTTGCAAACTTGTATAACTCGGTAAACATCACTAGAACTGTGCCTGCTAATAATTCAGCTAACCAATCGGGAATAAACTGCGATAACCAATCTGCAAAGACGTGCTTAATCTTCCATCCATCCCTGCTAAACCACATACCATATTTTGCAAATGAATCATTGCTCATTATGGCATCCATAACTGCGTTTGAAGCGATTGTAAGTACTAATAAAAAGTAAATCATTCTGATTGTGATTTGCGTTGTAAGAATCCAAATAAGTTTTTAAGTAAATCAACTCCCGTAATTGCTTCAATGTTCTCTCTCATAGATTGTAACTCGCTTAAAGCTATCATTGCAATCACAGGCTTAACAAGTGGAATCTGGTCACCAAAATAAACCTCACATAATCTAACCGCTCCTATCGCAACTAAGTAAGAAGATGCCGTATAGAACTTCTTTATCATTGCTCGGCTGCTTAGCGTTCCTAGTTTATGGCTCTTTATAATGCCTGTAATCCAATCAAACATAACCAAACCTCCAACAAGTAATAGAGAGGTTAAAATAGGGGTTAAATAGGCTATTAAGCCTGTTGTTAAGTAGACTAAGTATTTCTCTTTCATTTTACTTTGAGTAAGGGATGTAAGTAGTTTTGCCATTTACTTTTTTAGCAACTAATATTTGTTTACGTTGTGACCTATTTGCAGCGAAAGAAACGTGAACCCAATCAGGATTAGCATCTGTTCCAAATTCCCAAATCATTTGGTCAAAATTTAAGTTTTCTTTAATGTAATCAAAGATTTGCTTATTAGTGATGTCCGTTCCATCCATATCAATATCAATCGCTTCACCTGAGCAATGCTGGCTGGACAAAGAACCACCGATGGCTTTGTTTAACTCTGCGCTTCTATAACCTGAACTGATTATAATAGGTTTGCCAAAGTGTTCACGGATTGGCTGAAAAATATTTGCAGCTAACTTTTTAAAGTTTTCGATATGCTCTGCTGTTGGCATATTGCTTATGCCTCTGCGTTTAGCGGTTTCGCTTCTAGTCACTTCCGCTAATGAAAGATTTGTACTTAATTGCATATTTATTTTGGTTGATTATCTGAGGTTGCGTATTTGATACCCATAATAGTTCCGACAATAGAGAATGCGTTAGTTAATAATACACTAAACATATTTGACCACGTTGAACCGATTATCTGAGTATCTTTGTTTGATAAGATAGCGAATGAATACATGATAGTTGTAATGAAGCCCACGCTCATTATCACAAATAAAGCACTTTTCACAATCACTTTAATCAGTTCGTTTTGGCTTTTTTTGATACTTGCGTCTAGGTCGTTTAAAGCCGCATCCTTTTCTATTTCAATCGCTTCTTTTAGCTTGTTTGAGTTCTCTAATTCTGCTTGTAAAGTTGCGGATAATTCATCAATCTTTTTTTTACTTACAACCATCTGAGAAATATCGGTTGCAATCTTCATTATTTTAGTGATGTTTCCGTCTTCATCAAAGATTGGGTTATAGGTAGCCTGCAAATAAATTGGGCTGCCATCAATCTTCTTCCTTTCAAACTCTCCTTCGAAGAACTTTCCGCTTCGTAGCACTTCCCAAAACTTTACATATTCTTCCGACTTACCATACTCGTAATCAACAAAGATAGAGTGATGCTTGCCAATTAGCTTGTCATGCTCATCTTCTTGAAAGCCCATAGCCTTCAAAAAGATTGCATTTACGCCAAGAATAAAGCCGTTAAGGTCAAAGTAGATAATAGCGTTGCTTCTATTAATCGCTTCTAGTCTGCTAAGTAATTCTTCTTTAGGTAAGTTTCTCATTATCCTATCGGCTCAGGTGTTGGCAAAACAATATCCTCGTAAGGTATGCAAGTGTCTAATTGCTTTTTAGTAAATAAAGAAGTCACCTCAGGATTGACAGTAAAATAATAAACCCCGTTAACGTCTATAATCGGATTACAATAATCTAAAGCGCCAGCATTTGGAAAGTTTAACAATTCGCACGCCTGAGTATCTAAACTTTGAAACTCTGCTTCACTTTTACAAGCAAAAAAGCAAGGGTAATTTTGTGTTTGCTCTATCATAATTAAAATGCTGAGTTGTTAATTGATTTAATATAGTTATACATTGCTGTTTTAATTGCATCTGAATTTAATGAACTTGGTTGAATTAATGTGTTTAATTGAGTGTTACCAAAAGTAGCAGCAGCATAGCTAAATAGATTTACTGTCGTTGAAGTTAACCCTAATGCGCCTGTAGTTCCAATCACATCAGAACCTGTATTGATTCTAATTTTAGAAGTTGTACTATTGAAATCAACAGTTGCCATATTTAATAAATACGAAGTAATTAATGAATTTAAATTAGCTCCATTGTAAGCAGTAATTGGACCTAATCCACCATATAAAACGTGAGAAACAGAACTGCCTGAATAAATTGGTCTATCTCCTGTAGTTGGGAATATTCTTGATGATGAATAACTTGTAAAATATTGCCTACTTGCTAAAGTTCCGCTTACCATTCTATCATCTACCCCATCGCCTTGCACAATAGTCCTATCAACCAAAACCCCTTTATAACCTGTACTTGCCGTTCCCGTATTAATAGTCCAAACCTCACCCGTTGTACTAGTCCATTGTGTTTGACTTGTTGCTGCGTTGTAAGTTGCAGGATTAAAATCTGCTATCAATGTTGTTTGCGTTGCATCGTTATAAAACTTAGCCCTATATGTTTTCATCACACAAGGGCTTGCATAAAAACTCACACCTTGCCCAATTCTTAAAGGTGCTGTTATTGCCTTTGTAACTACAACGTCAACAATATTAGAACCTACTTGAGTAAATGTAATGCCATCAGTTGAAGTATAAAAGGAATAATTTATTCCACTTCTCTGAAATCTACACCATTTTTGAGTAACTAGATTTATTGCTGCGCTTGATAGGTCTACGGTTCTTACTCCCGTATCAAAAAAAGTGTACCTAACTACACCTGCATTTAAAAGTATAGTAAAACCGTCTGTACTATTACCTTTGCAAATATATTCTCCACTTGTAACCAAATCAGAAACATTGAAATCAATTGTAAAATCTCCGTTTACTTGAAAACTACTATTTGTTGATGTTGTGCAATTATTACTAGCTATGCCACTACTAAAAAGGTAATTTGAACCCGTGTAATTCAATAAAAGCGGCTGACTTGCTGCGGTTGTTTGTACCACGTCTGCTAAACCTGCTCCTGTACTATTTACTGTCCATACCTCTGAGGTAGTAGATGTCCATGTATTCGCTCCTGTATATTGATTAGGGTTAAAGTCAACTACGGGTGCGCCTCCGATTGAGTTGGAAATTGTTGCACGATATATTTTACCTCTAAAAGGTGAGCCTCCTAAATATGCACCTATTAAAAGGTTTGTGCCACTCACAACTAATGCACCAACTGCAGTTCCGACATTTGCACCTAATTGAGTATAAGTAATTCCATCTAAACTTGTAAAAAATTTTGCAATTCCGTCAGCAGTTGTTCTCGTTACTTTTATAAAACCACTAAATGTTGCTCCAATAGATACTGTTGAATTAATACCATAATTTGTAGCACCTACCTTAAATTCTGCATAAATTCTATCGCTTGAAGAAATACCTATACTATATCCACTTGTTGCGTATGTACTTTGTATAAATTGAAAACTACCACTATTTGAGTAATCAATTTTAGCAATAATTTCAATATCACTTGTAATTTGATTTGCTGCCGCATTTGGTGTACTTACATAATTACCAGCAACTCCACTACCTTCCCAATATGCATTTCCTGTTCCTATGCCACCAAATACATCTTTTGGAGAATACAATTTCTGCGCTGCTTGTCCTAAAGTAGTACCAGAACCAGCTCCAAGTTTATAGCCTAAAACTTGAGGGTCTAATCCTACACTAATGGCAGTATTTATATCTGATGTTCCGTAAATGGTTTTAATAGTATTAAAAAAGGCATTAACGCCACTTAGCCCACTAGGAACTAATCCGCCATCAGCTATTACTCTGTTAAAGTGCGCTTGTGCTTGTGCGTCTATTGCTGCGCCACTACGCCTAATAAATGGTATTGCTATTCCGATTGCTCTCATGTTTTATGCTGGTTTATGTGTACTTTTCAAATATAAATTATTTCCATCTGATATTATTACAACTGATTCAAATTGTTTTAATTCTAATGACTCTTCGCCATCTATTGTTTGACCTGATATTGGTATAACATAAACTTTATCACCACTACCACTACAAATGTTTTTAAAGTATATCTCGCTTGAGAAGCCGTTTACAAGCATATCCGCAGCTGATGGCATTGTAAATGTTTGGTTTGCTGTATTGCAAAAATAGTTACCTGAAACGTATTCAACAGATATGCTATCATAAGCATTATAAACTTTTACTCCACTTGCCGTGTTTTCTAAATAAGCATTAGCGTATTCAACACCACTTCCAATTTCGCTAAATTGTCTTTGAAATAAAGTTTCGCCTCCATTGCCAGCTTGAGCTACTGCACCTTGAATTTCTGCCCATGATGGTCTATCTAATGATACCGCAAACCATTCTCCATTTAGTTTATCGCTCATTGCACTAAATGTACCGCCATTGTATATCATCCTAAACCCAGCGTACTCAATAGCGTTATGTGGTAGTAATTGTCCTAAGATTGAATTTTGGTACTTTAAACATGGTCTAAACTGACCACTCATAACTTCACGAACTCTAAGAATGTTAAAATTAAAAGCAGTTCCAACTCCATTGATTTTCCACTTGCTTGTGCTTTGTCCAAATACTATATTGTCTGAACTTACAAACAATCGACCAGGATAACTTGAATCTGGAGTTTCACCAAATAAAGCATCGTTAAATTCTACATCGTAACTATTTACTGGGGTTGATGTATTGCCACCAACATATTCAAAATACTGCTCGCTTTCATTTGTGCTACTTGGATTGTAAACTAATGAACTTTTACCAATACAACGTAATACAATAAAATCTGTTATAGGAGTTAATGTTATTGATGTCCAATATGTACTTGCGCCTGCGATTAATGGAACAAAATGGTCATTTATTATGCTATTTACTTCTATTGAAAATTCATTGCTTAAAAGAGTTACATTTGGCAATTGAATAGTTTGAATATTATAATTTAAAATTGACCAACCACTAGATAAATTGCTAAAAGCAAGTATTACTCTATCTGAACTATTTGTAGTCCAACTTTGAGGTATATTTCTTGCTGGTTCGTATTTTAAATAATAAATTCCAACCTTTATTTTAATATGAACAGTTGCTCTGTAACCAGTTGTCAATGGATATGTTTCATCCTCATCTGGAGGTAAATGATTTTGGCTTCTTTTTCTAATATCTAAATTTAATGCACCTGATAAGTTTAATTGTTTACCAGCACCACCTATCATTGGTTCTCTTAAATTTTGAGAGTAAATGTATTTACCAGAAACAAGAGGCATTGAATCGCCTTCATCTAACATATTAAGTTGAACAAAAGGCATTTTTAAATATCCGTTTTTAAGTGGCGCAAACCATTGAAATTGTCCACCAGCTTCTACATAAGGAAAGTTAGTATTAAAAATGTCTACCGAATAGCCATCAAATTCAGATGAACCAGTTTGACCACCTGCTGAACGCTCGTATAGTCTTTCGTACTTAGTAGTAGCTTCATCTTCATAAGCATTAACTTGGTATAGCCTAAAATAGCCTTCACTAAGCATTATTCTCATCCCCCATTGCTCACAAATAGTTTCAAGTATATCGTAAGCACTCATTGAAACTCTTTTTTCGTTTTCTTCTTTTACGCTAAAAGCATTTGCAGCAATTTTAGAGTATTCTAATGGGTCTTTAATGTCGGTAACGTCACCCATTCCATCCTCGTACCAATTTACAACGGTACTAAATAAAACAGTTGAATCAGTTAAGTATAATGGAGTTAATTTAAGTATTTCGTATATAAAAGTAGTAAATCTGATTCTACCCGTATAATTTGCTATTTCATCCGTAACAAGTTGTAAAGGTTTTGTGCTTAACCTTTTTAAACCATCAGTTGCAGTAATAACATATTGAAATGGTCTACTTTCATCTTCCCTAGTGTTTAAGTCGGATAAAATTACGCCATACCAAAATGGCTCGCTATTCTTTTTAATGTTTAAAAAGTATTGGTCTTCTTTGGTAGCGTTTATTGTTGAATTAATCCAACTTAATAAATTTACTCCTGTTTGATTGTCTGTAATTACACAATTCAGCTTGCAATCGCTACCTTTGATAGCTGCAAATCTCTCATCGCTCTGTTGTTGGTAGTCAATCTCAAATCCTTCGCCAAATAACTCTATTGCTTGAGAAACTCCCGTGCTTGGGTAATTAACATCTATTAACTCGCAAGTCCAATAAACATTTTGTAAAGTCGAATAAAAGCTGCTTGTAAATCTTACTCCCATTATCTTACTCTCCTATTCATTCGTGTTTGGTTGTCTAATGCGACAACAATGTTGTTACCTCTTACAAGTCCATCTATACTAATCATCATTCCAGTTGGGTTAAATGATGGAATATCACCTCCTGAGCTACCTGACGAATAACCTCCAGACGAACCGCCTCCACCACCTTGAGTGCTAGATTTTTTTGGAATATTAGCACCAGCTATCATAGCTCCTCCAACTATTGTTAATGCAATACCACCGCCAATTAATTTTTTACCTTCTGCGGCTGTTATTACCGATGCTAACATAGGTATACCAATAGCAATCATTGCAGAACCTATTTTAATTGCTATTTGACCTAACATTTTAAGAACTGACCTTGCACCATCTTCAAGGTCGCCAGTAACTAATGCTTGACCAATTGCAACACCTATTCCACTTAAAGCCTCTGCTATTAAATCAGAATATCCTCCTATTCTTTTTTCTAATTCAGATATTGGTTTTTCTACACTTTTTACAAAATCACTAATGTCAATTGGAGTCATTCCTCTTTGAAGTTCTGCTCCTAATTCTAATCTCCAAAGTTTTAATTTCTTTTGTATTTGTTTAGTTGTATAATCTAAAAAAAATCCTTCTCTAACGCCTTCTTTTAAGTCTATTACAACAGGCATTCTCAAATCATATTCAGTAGATGGTTTTTTTGCGTAATTTTGTTTTATTTCTAATAATCTTTCTTGGTATCTTATTTCTGCCGTAATTAAATCTTCTTTAGCTTGTTCGTTTATTAAACCTTCTTCAAGTGTTATCAATCTCATGGCATCAGGCAGTCTACCATATTCATCTTTTAAAATTACAGTTTGTTTGATTCTAGCCTTAATACCATCAGTAACTTCTTTATGGGCTTTAGCTTCCTGATATATTTCTTTTTCTTGGTCAGTCATTAAATATAACTTAATTTTCTCGTTTAAATCATTTTGAGAATTTTTTAAGTCTTCTAATGCTTGTTTTGATTGCTTTGCACCTGTAAAAAAGTTTATTAATTTTTCACCATAAACTGATAATAAAGTAACTCCAATGCTTATTGCGCTATTCCAAGAAAATATAGCAGTGGCTAATTGACTAAATACTGATTGTACTGGTTTTCCTTGAGCAATTAATCCTTCATTTGCTCTTCTTACGTTATTAATTTGCTCAACAAACATTGGGATGTTGTTGGAAATAGCCATAAAACCAGTTTGCATTGAATATGTAAACGCTGGCATTTCTCTAGTTAATTGATTAACAGAGTTGCCTAACATATCAAAACCCCTTGTAGCTTGCTGAGCGCCTCCACTACCTCCTGCCGCTTGACCAGTCTGCGCAACAACTTGATTTAATTGCTCAATTTGTCCTTTTAAATTTTTAACTTTTAATTCAGCTTCGTAAAACGCCTCGCTAGTTTGACCTTGAGTCAAATACAAGTTTTTAAGGTCTCTTGCTGAATCCCTATAACTTTGGTTTAATTGGTCAACAGCAGTTTTAGCTCTTTTAGGCGCTTGTTGAGCAAGCGTTCCAAAATCAGATAAATTCTTACCAGATTCGGCTAAGGCGGCTTTTAAACCTTCTATATTTGCCCCAATAAGTACATTTATTTTTTCATCCATTACGCTTTGCTCAACTTATCCCAAGTTTGAATTAATTGTTTATTTTCTTTTAGCCAATCATCTTTAGTTTTTGGTTTTGCATCCCAATTAAAACTCCACCAATCTAAAGGAATTGAACCTTTTTTCTTATGAACGGTTAAAACTCTTGAAGCAGTATATCTACCAACCTCGTAAAGTACTTTTGTACGTTCAAATTCTGTTATTTTATGCCCTTGCAAACACATTGCAAATTCTCTCAAATCTGATGTGTAAATTCGGTCATAACTCCAACCCCACGATAAAGCCAAACACTCCCAATAGTCTAGGATGCTTGGCTGTTCAAGTTTGGGTCAACTTGTAGGTATTTGTTAATACCTTCCATAAAACCCGTTAAAACGGCTTCTAAATCGTTTTTACTGCCATTATCTAATAACTCGCCAACCTCTTCAATTGTCTTTGGATTGCTTGTAAATTTTAATCCGCAATATGCAATATCTAATACAATTGAAAAATCTAAACCAGCGTTAGAAATCTCTTCCATTCCTTTTAATACCTCATTTAATTTTTTGCCAGTAACTTTTTCAAGCTCTCTGATTGCTAAAAAACTAAATTTAAACTCATGCTCGTTGTTGTTAATTGTGATTTTCATGTTTATCTACTTAATGTTAAAAAATAATCTTGATACTTCAAAAATATACCATCTTGTCCACTTATGTTATCAAATGCACTATTTTGTGCTTGAAAACTTATTAACTGAACATCCCCACTTTTGTAATAGTCTAATGCTGACCTTACTTTGTCTGCAATATCATTAGCTTGGTTATTTTCTTTGGCTAAAGTAGTCACTTGTATTCTGTATTTATCCATTTCACTAACTCCTGACTTTGTGTTGTTAGGCATTGTTGAAATAGTTTCAAATACAATAAAAGGAAATTGAGTTGTTTGAGGAGCTTGTGATGGAAATATTTTACTACCAACTACTCCCGTAACAGCACTATTACCATTTAATATTCCAAATATAATACTATCTACTGTCATGCTACTTGTAAACCTTCCGCTTTTGCTTGTTTTCTAATTAATTCGTTTATTCCGCTAGTCATTATTTGAGTACACCTATCTTTAGTGCTATCTACTGCGGCTCTAATAATTCCATGAGGCTTTACAAATCCAGTTGATATTTTAGCTCCATAAACGCCTTTTATGCCCGTAGATTTGCCTTTTACTCTTTTACCTACTCCACCTAATTTAGTATTGGCTCTATATCTTTCTACTGTACCATATTCTAGTAAGTGAGCAGCATTACCACCATAAGAATATAAGCTACTTGAACCAGTATATCTTGGACCAACAAAGTAAGTAAAATATGGCTCACCTTTTGCTCTATTACGCCTAAAAGCCATTACTGAATCTCTTAAAGCACCAGTTTTAGTGTGCTTGCCATAACCTGCTTTAATAGCATCTACCATTGGTTGAGCTGCACTTCTAACAACCCTATCAATATCAGCTGGTTCTAGCCATTCAGTCCTAGATAGCATTTGGATGGTTTTATCCATACCTTTTATGACCATACTAATGTACATTGTCTTTTGCTATTCCTCTTATTTTGTAGCCTTCGTTTAATCTTGAACCAAATTCATCAATTGAAGTGATGTTAAAAGTTTTACCTCTCCAATTCATTCGCATAGTTTCGTTCAGCGTTAATCCAGTCGCTCTTACATCAACATCAATAATAATGTTTGCAACCTTTTCATCGCTTTGCTGCGTTTCTGAACCACCAACGGGAGTAACTTTAGCCCATACAGTGTAGAGTACTGAATACACCCTTAACTCGCCACCATCACTGGAGCGAGTTTGGGTATAATTCAATATTTCGACTCTTTGGTCGTATTTGCCAAAGTTAATACTCATTACATAATACCTGTTGTAGGTGCGCCAGTCATTTCTAAAGTACCAGTAAAAGTTACTGCATCTTCCATTGGTGCGCTTTCGCTAATTGAAGTAATTTGGCAAGTTGCTTCGTAGTAAATGTCACCAGTAGCAGCAGCCCAACGAGCAACTAAATTAGTTTTTGCGGCTAAAGCTGAAAATGCTTGGCTAAATCCCCAATTTCCAACTTCATCAAATACACCTTCAAAGTCAAAGGTTCCTGAACCTTGACCATAAATTGATTGCTTCCACCCACCTGAATCTTTGTTACTTACATCGATTAAAGCACGGCTAAAGTTCATAGTGTTTGACTTTAGTTTTGCAACGGTAGTACCGTTTATTTTCAGCACAACGGCTGTTCCATTCATAGGTCCTGAACTTGGCATATATTTATTATTTTAATTTGTTACTATTCTATAATTGCAAGAATGTTGCTTGCAGTTGTTCCTGTGGCAAATACCTTAGTACATCCGATAGGTAAAAAAGTACCATCTGGCACGTTTAAAAATATCTTGGCACCTAAAACACCAGTAGTTGATGCACTATTGCTTTCACCATTATACCAAGGCATAACAGCTATGTTACCACCTGTTCCAATGTACAATGAGCCTACCGTGTTCGGTGTGTTGAACTCATCTGTGATTGATACCGTATCGCTTGGCGTTACGCTTACTACTTTTTTTCCGATTAAACTTAACATAATATTGTTTTTAAATTAGTGGGGCAAAAATAAAGTTGTTTCTATATGATTCTAATAAGTATTTACTGCTATCTGGAATCTCATGTACTTGAGTTCCTGTAACAACATCTTGTCTATTTTCGTATAAGTGACCAATAATTAAATACATTGCTTGCTTTATTGGTAGCGGCACGGATGCTGCGTTTGTATATCCACAAGTAAAATTAACTTGTAGTGCGTTCATTCTTTTCTTCAATTCTGGAATATTTATCAGCCTAAACCTTGCTGGGCTACCATAAATATCAACTTCATATTGACTAGCGGCTAATGTTTGTAAAACATCGTTTTCATCAAAATAAGTTACACTTTGAACACTAAGTAGTGGCGATTTGTTAATGTAGAAAATGCTATAATTTATTTCCTCATAATCAAATTGCATAGCCCATATTTGACTTATTAATGGTCGCCATGTTCTATCTTCTACTAATTGCCTTGCAGCAGTTATTAAACTTGTAACAAAAGCTTGTTCGCTATCATCATTAAGACGCAAAAAGTTCTTTACCTCTGTATAAGTCAAAGGTTCAGTAGTTGGTCCTGTTACAAGTCTATAATTTGCCATTTATTTACGTTTCTTTTTTGTTTCTGGCGCTTCCATTTGTGCAATGGTTGCCGTTTCAATTTCTTTTACTTCAACTGCATACTTTTTTTCTATTAAAGTAGCTGCTAAAGTTTCGTTAATCTCAGCTTGGTCACCAATTGTATATCCTAATCCAAATGGTCCTACTGGTGATTGTATAAATTGTACTTTCATAATTTGATTTTATAAGTTATGGGGACAGCCGAAACTGCCCCCGATAACATTACACAACTAACAACGATTATGTAGTGGTAGCGTCTAAGATAGCACCAAATACTGCTGGTTGCTCAAAAGCGCAATCAAAGTAAGTATTAGCAACTATTCTTGTTTGACCATTACGAGCCAAAGTGTATGGGTCGATAACTAAATCCATTCCACCAAATTGACCGATTACTGACTTACTAAATTCACCACAGATGATAGCTGAACATACACCAGTTGTAGAACCTTTTGATAAGTTGCTTGGTACGTTTGAAGTAACGCCAGTCATTTTACCATCGATTACATTTGGAGTACCGCTAAAATATTGCTGATAAGCCATAATCATTGCACCTGAACCTGAATCGATTGCAGTTTGCTTTAATTTAGCTTCAACTTTAGGGTTGATTAAAAACTTTAATTCTTCTACGTTAGCATTTGCAGTTCCTAAAGACTGAACCAACTCAAGAATCTTAGCATAAGATGGCGCACCACCATTTGTTCCGATTGCAATGTTTTGGATTCCAGCAGTTCCTAACAAACCTAATGGAGCAGCACCTGAACCATTGATGTAAGCAGCTTCTACGTTTACATAGATTGACTCCATTAATGATTGAATCACGAATGCTTCTAACTGAGGATTTTGAATCAACAATTGGTTACTCATAGGAATGAATGAACCTAATCTCTTAGGAGTCATTGAGCGTGAAGCAGTAACTGGTGAACCAGCAGCTAATTCAGCAATTTCAGTTCCCCAAGTACTTGTAACACCTGAGCTAAATCCAGTTAAATCTACATTGTTAGATAAACCGCTTAACATCTTAACTCCTAAAGAAGCTAAAACTCTTTTAGCATACAAAGCATCAAAGAAACCAACTTTGTCAGTTTGGATAGTATTTCCACCAGCAGTTGCACTACCAGCAGTCATACGCTTTTCAGCCATTGCATCTAATACCTTCTTACCTAAGTAAGTACCTTTAACTTCAAATCCATGTGAACGAGCTTCTTTAGCCGACTCATCGATTAATTCTTTTTCTAAACCTGAAACTGGTACATTGTTTACTCTAGCTTCGATTAGTTTAGCTAAAGAGAAACCTCTAGTTTCTTTTTCTTCGCTTCTAGATGCGCTTGCACCAGCTGCGGCAGCTGCTATTGATGCTTGACGTTTTTCTTCACGTTCAGCATTATCAATAGACAAAGTTAACTTTTCGATTGAGTCATAGTTTCCGTTAAGCTCATTTTCTTGCTCAACTGAACGGTTTTCAATCGCCATTAAAGCGTCTATCTTATCATTGATAAGTTTACGCTCTTCTCTTAATTGGAGGGCTGTTTTCATTTTATTTTAATCTTAATTGTTTTTTATAATAATACTTATCTTTTTTCTCTTCGGTTGGCTTGCTCATATCTCTTGACCTTGCAGCAACTGTGGTAGTTTGATAAGCTGGAAAAGTAACTGGTCCTAATTCATACAACTTTTCAATTTCTAGTATTTCTCTTTCATCTACTCCATCGGCACCACTTGACCAAGAATCAGTTTTAACTCTAAACATAAAACTTGAACCAGTAATAAAACCTAATCCAATGTTTTCTGCTACCTTTTCTGCGCACTCATTTTTTATTTGATACTTATACTTCAATTGATTGTTTTCAATCATTAAAGTTAAGTCATCTTGCTTTCCTGTGGTACGGCTTAAAATCTCGTTAGAATCATGGTTAAACAATGAAACTACGTTACTCATATCACAACCTGCAAAAGCAGTTGCGTTAATCTTTTCTCTATACCATCCCATATCAGTAAAAACGCCCATTACTGCGCCTACACCTTCAATCATTTTGTACTCTGTTTCGTACATATCATCTCCTTCGCCTTCGCTGCGTTTTTCAACTACAACTTTAAACTCTGGATTAAACATCCTAGCCTCGGCATTTGGATGAATTTTTTCTATATCTTCTTTTTTCATGAATCTGTTCCTTTCGTGCTTGCTTGTGATTGGTCTTTATTATCCCAAAATTCTTCTTCCTTATTTGCAGGAATCATATTAACTGGGCTATAAATTTGGTCTGCAAAATCTTCTTTAATAGTATTCAAACCAATAAATCTTCTACCATCGTTTGAAGTAATAAAACCAGCGTACTTTAATGTTTTTAAATACTCAGCTGTTGCCTTCATATCGCCACGCATTAACATAGCCACGTTAAATTTAGCGTCTAATCTATCCATTTCATCAAAACGGAATAGTTTACGCTCAACTTCTTGTTCCCATCTTACAAACCACGGCATTAAGCAATCTGTAACGTATTCAATATTCAATTGTTCTAAGTTACTTGAACCAGTTGGTCCAGCTTGTAATTTACTTAATGGCATTCTAAACCATTTGGCTATATCAGATACGCTAAACTCTTTGGCTTCTACCATTTGCGCTTCGTTTGGTTGCGCTGAAATTTTAGTAAACTTAGCTCCACTATGTAATAAAGCTACGCCATTATTTGTTCCGTACTCTGACTTGTATGATTTGTTAAACGAATCCTTTATTGAACGTGCAGTATTCTCATCCTTAACAACGCCTGGCACTTCTAATACACCAGTCATTGTCGCTCCTGAACCAAAGAACGAACTTGAATAAGATTGAATAGCTAAGCCTGAGCCAATAGATTCTGCGGCATATTGTAGAATTGATTTACCAACATAACCATCGCCCATTGCTCTAATATGAAATATAGCATTTTCGTTGAATGTTCCGTAGATACCTGACTTTACATCATTAATAATGTAGTAAAGAACTTGGTCTACTACTTGAACAGTTACATAAGTAGGGTCAACTAAATATAATTGAGTTGGCTTGCCATCGTTATCTCTTTTTATGTAAGCAAAAGCATTTCCAAAACGTAAAGCGTATTCGGTCATTGTCTGCCTAAATGTAAAAGGAGTATAAAGATTGCTTGGATATTTGTTTAGTAAAGATGTTGCTCTATGCAAAATAAAAGTCTTGTTTCCATTAGCATCTATTGCAAAAGTTTCAAATGGAACCTTGGCAATATCTTCCGAAATATTACGGACACACGCATAGTAAGCCGCCAACTTCATTGAAGTTTCGGTGTTGACATTCTGCCCACTTGTGTTAAAAAGACTATTAAACCATGAAGATACCGAACTTAGCGTGTAGGTGTTTTCTAGTACGCCCCCATAAGTTTTGGGAGCTACCCTTTCTTCAACACCAAATATTCGTTGTATTATCCCCATTTTGATAGCAAATGTAATTTGAGTTTTTATTATTACATCAATATTAAAAATATAGTTACCTAATTAGTTACCTATTTATTTTATAAAACTTACTCTTTTCTTTTTTAAATGAACTATATGACTTATATCGATTTACTCCATATTTGGATAAATGATATATTTCTAGATTTTGCCAAATAGCCTCGCCATTTAATTTTGCATTATCTGGTAAAACAATCATTTTTAAGTATTTATAAAAATACTCTTTTTTGCTCATTTTAGAATACATAGTTTTCAATTAATGGGTTATCCTTCCAATCCTCTAATGCCCTTCCAACTGCGTTTACTAATGCACAAGGTCCATCCACTTTGTTTTTAGATTTACCTTTGTGAATTTTATAGTTTCCATTTGCATCATCTTGGTAAACTTCTACGTTACTAATCATCCAAGCCATTACTGGGTTATTGTCATGGATTAAAGTTTCATTCATAATCCACTCGTACATTTGTTTGGTCGGTCCAGTTACTGAGCCAACAGATTGACTAAATGCTTCTACGTTAATAGAATAGTCATTGTAAAGTTGAATCATAAACATTGATGCCAAAGCTTTATCGTATGCAATTGGCTTGTAATCAAACTTTGAGCATATCTCAAGAATATCCTTTTTGATATAATTGTAGTCTGTCGCATTACCCTCAGTCAAAGTAATGTAGCCATCCCTTGCCCATTGCCTAAAGTTTAATTGGTCAGCCCTAGTACGCTTATTAGCCATATCTTCGGGGATGTAAAACTTCATAAAACATCTCATTTTAGTTCTATCTTCACTAGGAATCAGAATTGATAATGCTGAGAAGTCACCCGTTGAACCTAAGTCTAATCCAATGTAAGCGATTTGTCCATAATAGTTTTCTATTGAATCGCATATTCCCAAACTTCCCCACTTATTAGAATCAATCCAAGTTTTAGCTGAATCTGCCCAAATGTTTAAGTGTTTGGTAATAAATGATGGTTGCTTACTAGGCTGCTCTAATGCCGACTTAAATTCCTTTTCTAATTTGTCTGGCAATACCGAAACTCCGTAATTTGGATTAGCTTGTTTCCAAACTTCCTCATCCCGCCAATCCTCTGAGTCAGATTCATACAACACAACTAGGTGACTTTCAACTTGACTTAATCCGTTTAAAATGTTTTTGCAGTTTTTGATGTGGGTAAAATATGGACCATTCTTATCTGTTCCTGCCGTACTAATAGAAAAGAACAATGCGCCTTGCCTTGCAGCTTGACCTGTAATTAAATTTTCTTTTAACTCATCCGTTTTCTGCAAATGGTACTCATCAAAGATTACCAAAGATGAACCAAAACCCTCAACACTTGGTGCGTCACCAGACAATGCTTTAATGTTTGTTTGGTTGCGATTGCTAATTACGGCAAACTGCATAACTTTAAAATAGTTCTGCAAACTTGGTGTAAGTTGAACCGTTCTTTTTACTGCCTTAAAACAGATATTAGCTTGTTCTCTATTTGTTGCAGCCATGTAAATCTGACCTGCATAATCGGATTGTTCCAAAAATGCGTAGGCTATTGCAATGGATGCAGCCAAACTTGTCTTGCCATTTTTCTTAGGAACGTGAACAGTAACTTCATCAAATCTTCTTAAGTTGGTTCGTTTAGATTTCCACCCAAAAGTCATCGCAATAATAAATGCTTGCCAATCTTCTAGCAAAAATGGTTTACCTGCCCATCTAGATTCTGTTAAACTTAATCGTTCAATAAATTTTATATATCGGTCAGCTTCTACTGAATCAAAGTAATAGTCATCACTTAAAACTAATTCGCTATTAAGTTTCTCGCAAAGTTTCTTTATTTGCTTGCCGTGATTTACTTTACCGCTAATCACATCGCTTATGTATGTTTCGTATTTAGTCATAATTAAAAATCGCTAAATGGGTCCGACTCTTTTTTAGCCTCAAAACTTAATGCAGCTCTACTACTTGGTGTTACTCCAAACTCTTTAGCCATTGCAAGATAATTCTTTTGTGCTTTATCCATAACCATTATCATTGGATTGGTAATTGTCTTGGTTCCGACTACTTGACCATCTTTGCTATAAACCTCTTCTTCTACTTCTAGTCCTTTTCCTCTTACAATATCTTCGGCTTCTCTAAAAATTCCATACCAACTACACAAAGAATGAAATGACCCTAAGTCAACTCTAGTAATTAATCCTACTTTGCCGTACTCGGTAAAAATCTCAGTCCATAACTTTTGCCCCCATTCGTTCAAATCATCTGGAGCTTCTAAGCCAATTTCCATTGATGGCTTCAAATCTGCACTTTTATCTCGGTCTTTCCGATAAGTGCCTTGCATCTTCTTTAATTCTGTTGGTTTTGTTGTGTTCATGTGTGTGCGTGCGTAATATATAAAGTTTTAGTTTAAATCAAATATCGTAACTAACTCAAAATCTGTCAAATGCCAATATGTACATTTAATTAATCCAGTGGTTAGCAGGGGGTGTACAATAAAGTAGACACCCCCCTATGGGCTTTTGTCCAGTATACTAGACACTTTTATACTTAACTATCTGTTTTTTATGTGGTTGCGTTTACTAGTTTCTTTGCCTGTTTTAATAGCATGGCATTGTTTACATAAGGTTTGCAGGTTTGCGAGATCCAAAGCAGCTCCGCCCTCGCTTATTGGTTTGATGTGGTCAATTGTATGGTATGGAATTATGAGATCCAACTTTTCGCAGCTCTCGCAAATGGGATTCAATAACCTTTTATAATTCCGTAATTTTAACCAGGCAGCACACGAATAAAAATTACCTGCTGTTCCATTACTATACTGTGATCCTGTTTTATTTACTTTATTACTTACTGGTTTGATTGGCATATTAATTTTATTGTATTGATTAGTAGTAAGATACAAAATACTTCTTGATAGTTAAATAACTATTTATATATATTTGTGCCATAATTAACAATAAACAAAAATAACTATTATTATGAAAAACACAGCACTACAAACCAGATCAAACTTTAAAAACAAATTACTATCTCACGGATCTACTAACAGCAAAACAGCTAAAAATCAGCATATAGTAGAATCTTATATACTTTATTTGTCACCTTATAAACAGAATTCATTTGGTAAAAATGTATGCGGAAATGCCTCGGCAGGCTGTGCAGCTGCTTGTCTTAATACTGCGGGGATGGGTAAATTTAGCAATGTACAGGCAGCAAGGCAACGCAAAACAGATTTGTTTTTTAGTGATCCCATCGGATTTTTAACTCAATTATATAAGGAGCTTTACTTAATTAATGCCGAGGCAATGCTTGAAAATAAAGCAATTGCAATACGTTTAAACGGCACATCAGATTTAGACTTTATCGAATTGATTAACATTAAACTTAATAAGGATATATTAACAGATTTTGCAAACCTTAAATTTTATGACTATACAAAAAATTATAAAAGAGCTGTAAAGTATTTAGATACTGACTACAGCCTGACATTTAGCAGATCAGAAATAAATGAGCATGAATGTAAAAAGTTTTTAGAGCTGGGGGGGAATGTTGCAGCAGTATTTAGTCAGTTACCAGCTACTTATTTAAACTATACAGTTATAAATGGGGATGAATCTGACTTAAGATATTTAGATCCTGCCAATGTCATAGTGGGCTTATCTGCTAAAGGCAAAGCTAAAAAAGAGACATCTAATTTTGTGATCAATATTAAAAGCTTGTAAATATGTCAAAGTATCAAATATTTTCACCTGATGGAATCACTATAGAAACCACAGCAAACTATAAAAGCAAAAAACAAGCTTTAAAAGCTTTGGAATCATTCAAAAACAAATATAGAAAACAAGGTTTTTATTCATCAGCCAAATATGGGAATATTCACCCGTCAGACATTCAAGACTTTTGCACATTTATAATTTTATAGACATGAAAACAAAATACGTTATATTGATCAGCTTATTTGCTATGCTTTGCGCTGTCAACTGGGGATTCTTAATTTTAGGCTTATCAATTTTATTCTTTTTAACATTTACCAAATAACTAATTATATGAAAAATAATATAAAATATAGGATATTAAACGCAAATAATACCTACTTAAATGCAGGCACAGGTTTAAATTCGTGGTTTGATTTAGAAACTGCTAAAAAATTAGTCAATTATTTAAAAGGTCAAAAAATAGTAGAACATGACGGAATTAATATTTTGTGGGAAATTTTATAATTAATACCTTTATGCCCTGCATTGTTTTAATACTTTGCAGGGATTTTTTTGCTTCCTTACTGGTTTAGATCAATTCAAACCAGCTTTTACCATGTTTTTTTATTAGTAGATCATTATCAGCCATGTTTGCCTGTTCATGCTTTGCTTCCTTTATTACTGTGTATCCTCCTAGATGATTAACATATAATGTATCGTCTATGTACATTTTCATTTTTTCCTGGTTTGCCCTATAGCACAAATCTATGTCCGCAAAGTAGCCTTTAAACGATAAATCAAAACCGCCCAGCTGTTTATACATTTTTACGTTTATTAATGGGGCTGCCATATCTACCCAATTGGATGATCTTATTGTATTGCCTATGGAATTAAAAACTTTGTGAGGGCTGTTAAACGCGGGCGTAATTATAAAAGCGTCGGTTGATATTGCATAGTGTAATAATACATTGTACATTTCAACGGTTGCGCCTGTGATATCTGAGTTTAACATCCAAACATATTGGGAGTTGGTAGACCTTAAAAAACGATCCCAATTCCCCACCCAAAATAGATTGGTTTCGTATCTTATATGGCAGCCTTGAATAGGTTCAGAGCTTCCAGCATCAATCAAAAATATGTCTGGTATCTGATCCTGTAATATAGGGATCAATTCCTGTGTATTGTATACAAGTGAAGCAATCATAATATATTGGTTTTTAGTTAGTTATCTATCTTTGTCAAGTTTTTTGTACACCTAAGTGACCTATTTATAGGACACTAAATAAAAAAAGTGTGTTTTGAGGGGTGTAGGGGTTTTTGAAAAAAAAAATTGACCCTCTATTTTTCGGAAATTCCCCGCCAAAATATTTTTTTTTATTTTTTTATTTTTTTTCCCAACCTCCAGACAAAAATAAAAATTAAATTAAATCTTTTCTAATAAATGCAGCATCGCCCCAACCTTTGTAGGGTTCTGCTATAAACTCTACCATTTGGTAATCAGTTAAAAGTTCTTGAATCTCATTTAGCTTTCCGCAATCCTCGTACAATTCATCAATATAAGCCTCAGTAATAATCACATCAAAGTGGTTTGCGTATTGCCCTAATCCTTTTAAAGCTTTTAGTTCCATGCCTTGAATATCTAAAACTAGATAGTTAAAGTTTTGACCACCCCCTAGGTTGTTTTTGATGACCTCCTCAAGCGTGACAATTTTTGTAGGAATTTTAGCCAGATTAAAGTTTATGTTATTATACATTTCAATATGTTTAATTGGCTTTAATAGGCTCGTGCTTTCATTATTGTTGCTTGCTTGGTACACTACGCTTATTTCCTCGTTTTTATCGCCTATACCTACGTTTATAATTGTTTCCCCATTAGGAAACTCTAGCTCAACAAATGGTTCAATCCAAATTCTGTTTTCTATTCCGTACGATAAGTATAGAGGTAGTTCTTGGCAAGTGTTAGCACCTACATGGACTATTCCAATTGGTTTTACTTGTTCTGCAAGTTTATTAAAGTTTACATTCATTACGCTATTGTTATTATTTGCCCATTATAAAGCTGACTATGCGGTCTTAATGCGTTATACCATACATTCACATCATTTACAAAAACAAAGTCATTTGGATAGCGTCTATGCAATTCGGCTATAAATTGTCCATCGTTTTCGTAATCGGCACTCCAAACCATGTCTTTAAGAAATGACCCATGCACGAATAATTGAGCAATGTCGCATCTAGCAGGTAGACAATTTTCTGCCTTTGCGTTTAATCTCTTAATTCCGTTTGTATGCCAGATTTGGTCAAACATATAAATCTTAGGTTCTTCGGCTAAATAAAATAAATCGGCAATAACTTCCATCGGAATAAGGTTGTCTATATCTAAAAAGTGAACATAAACATCTTGACCAGCATAGATTTCGGTATACTTTTGCCTTACGTTTCTTCCGCTAGGAGCTTCGCCTTGTTCGTGAATAACCTCAATAGGGAAATTTCCGTATTCAAACCATTCTCTTTGTATTGCCTCAAATTCCCAAATATGTGTTGGTACTACTATTTTTAATTCCATTTTTATAATGATTTAAACAAGTCAATTCGTTTATCGTTTGCTTGCTTTAGTGAATAATTTTCTTTTACATCAATTGTAGCCGCTTCGTGTGCTTCTTTGTGGTTTTTGTTGTTAACCTCGCTTAAATTCAATCCTTTGTTCTTAAACTCGCCCCATTGGTTTGAATAGCATACACCACCAGCCATAGTTGCTTCTAAGTAGGCAATGTTTGACTTACAAGCGTTAAATACATCCTCTGCTAAAGGTGTGACAATTCCTCTAGGCTTTTCTGCTCTTAAATTAGCAAAATAGTAAATTGGGTCTAGTGGCTTTACAAATGTAAACTTTTTTAGCTTTAACTTAGGTTCTAGGTTTACGGCATCATATCCCCATAATTGTATTGGTTCGGCTATTCCTTCCATTACTTCTCTGTATTGTCTAAGGTCTGAGCGATGAGTACTTGAACCTCTCCAAATTAATGCGCCATCTTCGTTATAAGTTTGGATAGGATATTTGTTTAAATCAATCGCATTATTTACTACTTCGCATTTTACATCAAAAGCTGTTTCTATGTAGTCGGCTAATGCTTGTGTGCTTACAATTACCAAATCACTTATCTTTAGCATATAAACCATTGTAGATAGCTTATCCTTATCGTAAAATCGTTTTATGTCAAATGATAAAGGAATCTCCCACAAGTTGTCATCTAGCTCGTAAATAATCTTTAAGCCGCAATCTTTCATAAACTTGGCTATCTCAATTACGTTGCCAAATGCACGTTGGAAGAATGCCGCATCGTATTGTAAAGCATTA